ATATCTTACGCCGGATGTGCGCCGAAAAGGTAGCAGGAAGGTATTGACCGAACTCACACCGAGCTCTCCTGTCCCACTCTCGGATCGTTCGGATCCTACAGCGAGTGGACAAGAACCCCCCCCGGCACGAAGGACCGGAGGGCTTTGGCCAAGATACCTTACCCACACTGACATCTTGTGGTCGCGTCTTTCTGAACCTCTGACCAGTAGCCAGATAAGAAAGATTGGTACAGACAGCCGAGTATGTACCAAGCTCCTTATTGGTCAGGAAGTCGTCGCCCGGTTGAGGGTCAACGATCAGCTTCTCGGCAAGCCAATCCTCAACGCGCGCGGCGGACTTCTTGTGCTCCGATCGAGAGGTCGGAACAGCAGGAACAGAAAGAACGCGAACAAACTTCTGTGGGTTATGTGGACCCCCGTGATCAGGACTTTCGCACAGATACAGCTCCTTCAAGGCCTCTCGACACCACAAGGGGACGCGGAGGCGCCCCTTGCATGGGTGACCAAGGCCACCAAGCCAAGAAGGAAGCTCGGCTGGTCTGTGCTTCTTCGCGGCAACGAGCCGTTGTTTCTTGTAGATGGTGCGGGCACATCTAGCAAGACGATTAAACGAAGAAGAGTCTACACCATCCTGACACATAACCCCATTACCCTTACGAACGAACTCCTTGAGAGAAGGTGGCCGGAAGGACACCACGGCGCCCCTTTGGTCCAAAAGGGCATAGGCCTCGCAGAACACGAAGCCTATCGAAGACCGGAAAGACTTTCTCTCATGAAGTCCGCTTCCTACCGCAGAAGCTCTCTGCGAATAGGAAGAAACGTTCGACGGATGAGTCACGGCGGCAAGATCATCACCGCAGATGATCCTGTCGGGACCAAGCAGCTCACTCATCCAGTGGTTGAGGAGGCTAAGAATAGAGAACGAACAAGGAGTTCCCATAAGGGAACCTCTATTCTTTGGCACTTCCACGCAACCATCAACCACATCGAACGTTCTTCGACACCAAACTTCCGTCTCGTGATCCATGTCCGAGAGACGGTATTTCACGAAGTGGCAATTATGGCCAACTCCAAGAGACTCTTGGAGTTCAGGTATCAGGTGGGCGGGGAAGCCTGCCTTCCTGATACCTGCTATGACCGCCAAAATTGCATCGTGACCGAACCCGTCCGTCGCGCAGGTAAGATCAGCCGAAAGGAAGATCTTACTAGCATGGATACGCCGCTCCAAACGAGCAAGGATGCCGTCTTCCGTATGCGGAGCATACGGGAGGATCTGAGGCACCCTCGCAAGGAGTGCAGGCCAGAGGATCTGTCTCATAAGATCCCCACGAGCAAACACAGAAGAAGGTGGAAGGGTAATCACTCGTGCCTTCATCCCCAGCTCCGCGATAACAGACGCGACATGCACTACACGTTCCCCTACGGATTGACGGAGAAGCAACCCCGTTGCAAAGGTTGCGTTCCGTTCCGCGCTAACTACGGTAGGATACGTAAAGTGCATGTCGCCACGCAATCGTGTGCTGAGCCTGCGCTCGAAGTCAGAAGCGAGCGGGGAGGTTTCGGACAACATTGCTCCGGTTCGGGGTCCTCCACCCCGAGCGAGACCGGCTCCTACAGCCGTCCAGGCGGGCCTGGCACGACTGAAGACAACAGAGTTGTAACCTCCCTCCGCCCGCTTAGCTTCGACCACAGCGGCAGAAGAAGAAGGCACAGTCCAGAAGTATTTCCGTTGGAACGCCCCTTTCAGCAGTGTGTAGACGTGACGCTTGATGTCCTGGAGCAAGAAGCCAGGAGTCACGTGTCTGCTGAAAAGAGTACGAACATGCTGGGAAACCGCTTCTCTCTTAATCGTATCAGGTGCGCTTGGAAGAGCGCGCGCAAGCCTACTGAAGGCAAGCTTGCCCTTTACACTGAGACGACGATCAAGCCAAGAGAGAAGCGGCCGTGGAAAATGATGACAAGCAGGAAGGGAGGCACGCCTCTGCTCGAGAGCAGATGCGCGGAGTTCCCCGCAGAGATCCTTCAGATCCCGCGCTGCCTGCAACCAACCGTGGCGAACGATCGATCGAGACAGCCACTTCCTTATTTCCCACGAACCAGCACGCGTTCCAACGCCACAAGATATCAGTGCGCACCACAGAGATGTCCAAATCTCTATGGTGTGCTTACCACCCTTTCGACGACTAGGAACAGACCTTCGAGGTCTCCTACTACCTGCTACTTTCGTAACAGGTATCGGAGAGCTTGAGGGTCTACGACCCTTAACCGTCACAAACGGGAACGCTGGAAGGCGTACTCGCATGATCTTGTCAAAGGTCATCCCGTTCTGGGATGTCAGCTCCGAAAGGCCCCGAACGGACCCTACGACCTGACATCTCCCGGAATGTCAC